TCCGTCGCACAGCGTGTCGATGCCATGCCGCAGGGTCAGCACCCGCTCCCGGAGTATGTTGCGGCTGATGTTCGTCACCCGGAAAAGGCCCGCGCTGCCCTGGGGCGTATAGATCTCCACCCAGTCGTGGATCTTCACGTCCGCGTCCTGCTCGTCCAGGGTGATCTCCGCCGTGGAAGTCTCCCGCAGCTTCATGGACAGGGACATGGCCACCGGGTGCAATCTGGTTTTCTCGCTGAAATCCGCGTTGAGCAGTCTCGGGAGCCTCACTGCCATCTCCCCCTCGCCATCATGGTCACCGTGCAGCTCACATTCGCCGTAAAGCCCAGCTCCACCGTGCCGGGGTTGACCATCAGCTCGTCCACGCTCTGGGGCGTCCTCGCGCTGATCCGGGAGATGCCGTCCGCCATGATCTGGAGGATGCCCCGCGTGTCATATTCCACCGTCATCGTTTTGCCGCTTGGCACGCCCAGGCCGGTGAAGCTCATGCTTTGCCCGTTCGCCGTGAGCGTCAGGGTATTGAGCGCCCCGCTGGGTGTGATCACCGCCGTGATGGGCGTCTGCGCGTTGCCTCCGGTCACCAGCGTGCCGGTGCCGCTCGTCCCGGTGCCCGTCCAGCTCCCGGTGAGCACATCCTCCCAGTACGGGCATACACTCGCGGCAAATTCTACGGTGTATACGCTGGTATAGTCCCGGATGTTGTCGCTGGCCGCCGGGGTCACCCGGTGCACGTAGATCCGTTTCTGTGGCCGATAGGATACCTGTAAATATCCTTCCTGCGCCCAGCCGTTGATCTTGTCGATCACCCGCGCCCGCTCCGCCAGGTCGTACAATTCCCGCACAGAGAACTGAATCACGATCCGCCGGTTCCGTCGCCGCTGGTACTGCACCCGCTGGCCCACGCCGCCCAGAATGTCCGCATACTGCGTGTCCACCTCCGGGGCTTCCTCGTCGATGCTGCGGATCAGGATGCGCTGGTCAAGGCTCCGCAGATCCCGGTTGTTGATCCACGCGTTGAGCCGTCTCTGTACTGCCATATTTTAGCCTCCTCGCCGGGCCGCCGCCACCGTCGCGCCGATCGTCCTGTCCACGCTGGGCGCGACCATCCGGCCCACCACCGTCTTATCCATCATGATCACCGCCGTGGTGCTCCCCGCGCCGCGTGCCGCGCCGGAGAGCAGCCCGCCGCCGGATACCACCGGGGCCGCGCTGGTGGCGCTCATCATGCTGGCCATGGCGTTACGCACCCGCCAGATGTTGGCCTCGATGCCGCTCGCCACGCTGGCGGCCACGTTCGCGCCTGCGGTGCTTGCGGTTTCCTCTGCCGTTGTGGAGCTGCTCTCGATCGCCTTGGCCAGCTCGGTCACCAGATCATATCCGGCATCCGCCCAGTCCATAGCCCGGAACTGCTCGCTGTCCAGCGCCTCGCCGATGTCGAACTCCACCATCTCGGCCAGATTGTCCGCGTACTCCTCGAATACGCTCCGCAACGGGTCGATGTCGCCCTCGGCCTCATAGGTTTCCAGCGCGGTCTGGATCGCGTCCAGCAGACGCGCCTCCATGCCATGCTCTCCGCCCATCGCCCCGGCTACAATTCCCGGGAGCTTGTCCAGCAGTGCGTTATACTCTCCGTATCTCTCCTCCGTGTACTGCTTGTCCAGCAGATAGGCACCCGGAACCGCCAGCGCCACGCCAGCCAGACCCGCGCCCACCATCGGGGCCGCAGATCCGACGAAGCTGCCCAGCGCACCGAATACGGATTTCCCGGCCTTGCCCACCTTGGCAAGCGCTCCGCCTCCGCCAGCAGCCGCCGACCCTCCGCCGGATGCTCCCGCGAGCTTCCCGGCAGCGTTGCCCACGCTGTGCCACGGGATCGCCTTCATCAACTGGAGGAACATCATCACATTCTTGGAGATGGTCAGGCCAGCCCACGCCAGCCCCAGTGCCTCAAACGCTCTGGCCACCCATTCGCCGTTTTCGCCGATCCAATTAAGCCCGGCGGTCAGCCCATCGATGGCCGCTTTCGCGCCCTCCACGATCTTGGTGAAGCCTTCGCCATTCTCCCCCACGATACTGGTTATGATCCCGGACAGCGCGTCATTGAGTCCATCGAGCGCCGCCTGGCCCTCCTCGGTCTGCAGGAAATCGTTGAACGCGGACACGGCGGTCGCCATCGCGTCCGCCACCGTTTCAAAGGTCGGGGCCAGCTCCGCCAGCAGAGAATACTTGGTCTTGTCCAATATTGCCGTGAGCCTCTGGTTCGCATCGTCCAAACGCCCCAGCGCTTCCACGTTCTCCGCGCTCACGACGCCAACCTCGCGGCCTTCCTCCGCCATCGCCAGATAGGCTTCAGATCCCGCTTCGATCAGCGGCTTCAGCTCGCGGTAACTCCGCCCCAGCAGCGTCTGGGAGATCAGCTCCGCCTCGGTGGTGTCGCCCATCTCCCGCAGCGCGTCGATCACGTCCCAGAATACCGCCTGTCCGTCCCGGAGTGCCGCCTGCGGCCCGTCCTCGCGGATCTTCACGCCCAGCGCCGCGAACATGGCGGTCACCTCGTCGCTGGTCTTGCCCATGTTTTTCACGAGCTTGTCCTGCGCCCCGATGATCGACTCCACGTCGGTGTCGATGAACCGGGAGGCATACTGCCAGCTCTGGAGGGTCTCCACGTCGATGCCCATCTGGCGGGCGGTGGTGGAAAGCTCATCCGCCCATTTCCCCGCGTCGGCCTCCCAGTCCCACATGGCCTTGGCTGCCCTGGCCGTGGCCTTGATCACGCCAGCGATGTGATCCCGCACATTATCGATCGCGGCGATGGTGTTCTGGAAGTCGATTCCCTTCGCCGCCTCATCGATCTGATCACGGTATTCACCGGCTGCGCGTCCGGTCTCCTCGAACTTCCGGCCCTGCGAGTCAAGCCCCGCCTCCGTGTCGGTCAGCTCGTTCTGCATATTCTGGAGCCGTGTTTTCGCGTCCGCCAGTTTCCGCTGCCAGGTCTGCATCTGCTGGCTGTTCGGCTTTACGCCCAGCTCCGTCAGATCCTTTACAGCCTTCTCGGCAGCCTCGACGGCCTTCTCCTGCTCTGCAATCTGCTTGCGCAGGATCTCCGTCTTTTTCGCCTGGTATTCCTCCGCGTCACCGGTCGCCTTGAACTGCGCCTCCGCCAGCTTCTGCTCGGAGTTGAGTGTCTTTACGGCGTTCGCCGCGTCTTTCAACGCCTTATTGTATTTCTGCTCGCCTTCCAGCACGAGCCTGGCTTTTATCTCGTTCTTCCGCGCCATGTGTCCACCCTCTCGTCAGTCCTCGCACCGTGGCCGCCTGGTGCGCTTGATCCCATGCTCCTGGTCATCGTACCGCTGCCGGTAGATGTACAGATCACACACAAAGCCGGGCGTCAGCTTTCCCATCTCGGGGAGCTTCAGCCCGGCAATCAGGCCGAAGGATACCATCATGCGATATGTCAGGCCCCCGGCGTCTCTTTTTTTTTAATTTCATCGAGGACAACATCGACTTCCTCGTCCTCGTTCGGTTCCTCGGTCTCCATCTTCATTCCGTCGCTGATGGCGGCTAGTATCTCGGTCTGCACCTGCGGCAGCTTGCCCAGGGTGATCCGCCGGGCGAACCAGCGCTCGTCCACATCGATCTCCCGGCCCGCGAGGGCCTCGCCCTGCTCCGCCAGCACGTACAGCAGGGCGACCAGCTTCTGCCGGTCGCCCATCGTCTCGGTGATGCTCTTGCTGTCCAGCTTGGTTTTGAGCCTCTGCTCCATCTGGTCGATGGCGTCGAGGTTGAATACCAGCTCCCAGTCACGTCCCCCGATATTCAGCATGGTGTACCTCCTCAATCATCAGGTGATGCCCGCCTTGCCGTTCAGCCAGGTCAGCGCCGCCTCCAGGGTGTCAAACACCGCGATCCTGCGGTACTTCGCCACGCCGCTCTCGTCATTGCGCACGCCCATGATCCGCCCGGTCAAGGTCGGGGTCTGCCACTCGATGCTCTCGCCCTTGGTCTGGGCGTTCTCGGTGGATTCGCCAAAAATCACCTTATGGAACCAGTGCGCCTGGTAGCTCGTCGCGCCGTTTTTCCTGCGCACCCGGATGTAGCCGAAGCCGCAGTAAGGAGCGCTCTGCTCGGTCTGCTCGTACTCGGTGCTCTGGCCCACGGTCACCTGCTGCAGGCCCAGCATATACACCCGGGCCGCCTCCAGGATGTCATCCGTGTTCAGCTCGATGCTGCCGCCGGTGATGCCGTTGTCCTCCTCCGCGATCGCGTCATCCGCGTACAGAGGGTTGTCGTTGCGCGTCCAGTTGATGGTGGCGCTGATCGCCTTGCCCACCACCTGGCCCGCGTTGTACGTGAGGGCCGCGCCCTCGACCTCGGTGGCGATGGTCGCCGCCACCGGGTGAAGCATGCCAACAAAAGCCATGTTTCAGTCTCCTCTCACATGTTACTCAGCATCCCCAGGATGCCATTGTTTCCGCCGACCGTCGGGGCCTCCGGCACGGTGCCGGTCTCGATGTACTTCTCCCACACCTGCCGCATGGCCGGAATCGCGGTTTCTTCGCTGTATTCGTCCGCCAGATCAACCCAGCGGCTTCCTTGCAGCTTGCTCGATCCATAATGCAGGATGAACGCCTTCTCCGCGTTCCGCACGCCCTTGCGGTCTTTGCCCTGCGGGTAGATGTCGATGTACAGCGCCTCGCCGAAAGAGGACGGATACCTCGGGTAGCCGATCGACTCGATCATGTCCCCGGTGATCCGGTGATCCATCTCATCCGCTGCCCTTCTCCACGCCTCGCGCACGTAATACGCGCCGGTCTGGATCATGGCCTGCGCCACGTCCCCGGTCTGCTCTCCCATCCGGGTCATCTCGCGCATCACATCGTCCAGCCCGCTGGTGTCGAATCGTGCCATCAGTATCCCTCGCAGTCGTAGATGTGGTGGATGTATCCCTCGTCCACCTCATAGTCCACCAGGTGCTGGTAGGCCACTCGCGGGTCTGCGTCGAGTGCCTCCCGGATCGCGTCCGCGATCGCGTCATCCTCGCTCTTGGTGAACCGGTCTATTTGGAACATCCACCCGCCCTGGTGCAGATCGTCCGCCATGAGCGGCATCTCGCGCACCTCGCGCCATACGGTGTACGCGCTCGATCCCCGGTATGCGCTGTCATAGTGCCCCGCATTGGGATCGACGCCCACCACCAGCGCCTTGATCTCGCTGATCGTCACGGCTCGATCACCTCCAGGGTCAGGTCGGTGATCTGCTCCCCGCTCTCCTCATCCATCCCATGCCAGGCTCTTGTCACTTCATATACGAGGATGGAGCCGGTCGTCTCGGCCAGCTCCACCCTGTCATGGTTGTTGATTCTGCGGTTTTGCAGGATTCGCACCCGCGCGTCGTTGCGGATCTCCTCGCGGCTCTCCGTGGGGCGGCTGGGCGAGGTCTCGAAGTTCAATTCGCCGTACCAGCTCTGCCAGAAGGCCACGTTCTCGAAGGTTGGCTTTCCGCCCGGGCCTGCGGTGTTGATCTTGTGGTATACGGTGGCGATGCCCTTGTCCAGGATCACTCGCTCACCCCCTGCTGCACCCAACGCTCGCGCCTCCGCAGCCGCAGCCAGTCCGGCATGCCGGTGTTTTTGTCGCGGTTGCCATACTGGTATACCGCGTAGTCCACCACCAGCATCAGGTCGGCCATGCTGTCCGTCAGCACGATGCCCGTGGCCTCGATCTCCCCGATCGCCGCGTTGATCCTCGCCGTCAGGTACGTGTCCAGCGTGGTGTCCGTCGGCAGTCGGTTGAGCCGCGTTTTCACCATGGCCAGCGCGGTGTCCGTGTTGACTGCCATGGATCTCACCTCACTTTTTCCGGGTTTTCTTCGGCTTTTCCTCATCCTCGCGGATCAGGCCATCCTGTACCAGCGCCTCGATGTGCTCCCCGGAGGGCTTGATGCCCTCCCGGGGATACGCTTCGCCCTGGTGGTAGATGGTCGCGCCCTCCGCGAAGGTACGCACCGCGATCATCAGGTGTTGGCGGTGTCGCTGGCGAAGGTCATGGTGGCGTTGGGCGTGGTGCCGTTGAGGCCGATCGCCACGAACGCCTCGGCAATGGCGGGAGCGCCGTCATAACGGGCCGTGCCCTTGAACACCGTCTGATCCTGCAGGAACCGCACATGCTCGGAGGTGGCGAACTTCGCACCGGCACGCTCGGCCAGGGTGTACAGGTCGAAGTAGCCGCCGATGATCACATTGTCGGGAATGAAGCTCAGCACCTCGATGATTCCGCCCACCACGGGCATGGTGGCGTTGACACCGGCCACGATCGCGCCGCCCGCGTCGATGGTCAGGGCGTTGGCGATCAGCGCGGTGTAGGTGGTCTCGTTCATGACCCACACCTTCTCGCCCCGGGCATACTTGCCCTTGGCCGCGCCGCTGGCGGTCACGATGGCCTTGAACAGGGCCGCGTCGGTGGCGCTGGCGGGGATGCTGATGATGTTGGTGGTGTGCAAGTCAGCCCACGGACGCGCGGTGGCAGGATAGCCGGTGGGCGCTGCGGTCTGCGCGAGGCGGCTCACGATGCCCTGCGGCATCTTCTGGGTGCCAGCGGCGTTGCGGCCATACAGGATGGCCTTGTCCAGAGCCACGCCGATCGCCTGGCCCAGCGCGGTCATCAGCTCGGCAGCCAGGTCGAGGTCGCTGTCCTCCAGGTTTGCGTTGCACACGGCGAAGTAGCCGCCCACCTTCCAGCAGTCCATCTCCAGGTCGTTGAAGCCCAGGGAAAGCTCGTTGAGGTTGGCGCAGCAGTCCGTCCACACGGCCTCCGGAACATTGCCCATGATGAGCTGGCGGGCAGTACCGGCGACCGGGCGCACGCTGACGTGGCGGTACAGCTTGGAGTAGTTGATCACGTTCTCCCGCAGCAGGCCCAGCAGCACCTCGGGGATGGTCAGGCCGATGTTGGTGAGCGCCCGCTTCTCCTTGATGCAGGTGCGGATCTCGCCCAGGTAGTTCTTCACGTCCTCGCGGGTGACGAAGGTGGCCAGCTTGTCCCGGATGCTCATGCCGGGCACGACTTCACGCTTGATCATTTCAGATTCATCCTTTCTCTCTTCCTTGTGTTCCTTGGGTTCTGTCTCCTGCTCCGCTTCCTCGGCGGACAGCTCGGTCTCCAGGTCGCTGATCTGCTTCTCCAGATCGCTCTTGTTGTCAGTCCACTGCGCGTGCTCGTTCTCGTACTGGGTCACCAGTTCCTCGATCTCGCTGCGCTGCTCGTCGTTCTCCACCTCGTCGATGGCCTTGGTCAGCTCGGCCTCGCGGGTGGCGAACTCGGTCTCCTTGGCGCGAAGGGCGTCCAGCTCCTTGCGCTTGTTGTCGATCTGCTTCTTCAGCAGCAGAGCCTTAAGTGCCATGATTGAGCACTCCTTTCATCTTGATCTTCCAGTCCTCCAGCCGGTGCGCAGTCATCGCGTCCCGCTGGGCCTCCCGGGCGCTGACGTTGGTCGCCTCATAC